AGTCTGCATCATTTGAGCAATAGAATCAAGGAGAAAAGAAGAAGGGAGCAATCATGGCGAAGAAACCGCAGCCCGCACCGGACGCGATCTACACGTGCGAAAGACTTGACAATCCGCTGTTTATGGGCATACGCCTGTATGCCAATCGTCTGGAATTGGATGTCTGCACGACGTACCTGCACCGGTATAAGAAGACCGAAGCATACCAGGTAAGCGACCTGCAGGGCGTGGTGTTGAGGAAGCGCACGGTCACATGGAAATACAGTGCGTTGCGCTCACTGCCACTGAAATTCAAGAAGGCCGAGGACGCGCAGGAATTCTACAATGCCGTGAACAGCCTCTAAAAGCATTAAGCCCCGCAGATTGTGGGGCTTTTATATTGTCTTATAAGTCTTTATAAAGCTTATATTTGCTTCAGGCGCTCGAATACCTGTGCCGTCTGTGCGGCATCGTCGGCGGCCCTATGCCGCTCCGTCTTGGCGATGCCGAAATAGCGGATGAGGTCGAGCAGCCTATGGCGGTCAAGCTGCGGCAAGAGCGTCTGAGAGACTTCCAAAGTGTCATAGAAGCTCACGTCCGGCATGCCGACCCCCACTCTTTCGGCTTCGCGGGCGATGACCGGCAGGTCGAAGCGGCGAATATTGTGCCCTATCCACGTATCATGACCGCAGAAAGCGTAGAACTTTGGCAGCGCTTTGTCGATGGTGGGTTTGCCTTTGACGTCCCGGTCGGTGATGCCGGTGATCTGCGCGACCTTGGCCGGTATCGGAATCTGCGGGTTGACGAGCTGGCTGAATGACGCGACCTTGCGCCCGTGCCTGATTCTCACGGCTCCCAGCTCGATGATTCGAGCGTCACGACCTAGGCCGGTGGTCTCAATATCCACAGCCACGTAATCGTCCTCCACGCCACTATTCGCGTTGACGTGGGTGATTGGTGCCGTTTCCACTGTTGGAGCGTCTGAGGCGGCTTCCGACGATGATTCAGGCGCATTCGTCGCTTGATGCTTATGGCGCGGCTCGGGCTTGAGGAAGAGATGCCAGAAAAACCATGCAAGGGATGCGAGGAGCAGAATCGCAATGATGCTTGTGGCCAGATCGTCCTGCGGTGTGGTGATGGTGTCGTATATGCCGTAGATGCCGGAGATTGCGCACAGCACGGATAGCACGAGGTAAATCAGTTTCTTCATCGCTTCCCCTTTCCTCTCTCCGCTTCAAGCTACCACAGATGGGGGAATTGGAACGCGCCAATTCTTCCTTCCTTCGGCGCATTGGCGCTCTTGTAAAAGAAATATATAAACACATGTAATACATGTATATAGGATATTTAAATATCCCTATGAGTTTTAAAATAATCTATCTCTGTGGGTGTGTTTACTATACCTCATGTGGTATAGTATTTCACATAAGAAAAGCCCTTGGCATGAGGTTTGAAGAGCACGCCAAGGGCAGGAAACGGACTAGCGTCTCCACGTAGAGATTCTACATCTAGGCGTGGAGAGGAAAGCGATGGAAAAGATGGGATACCGCAACGCTGGAGCAGTCTACGAGCTCAGCCGCGCAGGAAAACTGCTCAAGCCGCGAGGCGGCAAGATCACGGTGAACACGATGGCGGAACTCGTGCTAATCGACATGGCGCTCTCAAGCTATGACTGGGACAGCGAACACAAGGAGCCAAGCCGTGACGCGAAGGCCAAGGGCTATCCATGCCGCTACTACACGAAGGGCTGGAAGGCTCTGGCCGAAGACCACGGAATGATGGCACTCTCTCCAGAGCAGGTCATCGGCAAGCCTGAAGAAGAGGTGGAAGCCGCGATGAAGGCGCGCGAAGGCACCGCCAAGGCACGAATCGTCCAAGCATGGAAATTCCTCCGAGACCAAGGACTCATCAAATGCCTACAGCCCGCCACCCTCGGAAAGAACGCCGGATACTTGCTGCTGCTTGGCGACGACGAGGAGAATCTGGCGGTGGAACGGTGGGCGCGCCAATGCCTCGGACTACCAATGATCTGGTGA